TGCTTCATGCAGGCCATGTAGCAATGTTAGCCGAAGCAAAACAAAATTGTAACTACCTTATTGTTGGATTACAAAACGATCCATCTGTTGATAGACCTGAAAAGAATAAACCAATTCAGTCAATATTTGAACGGCAGTTGCAGATCACTGCCTGCCGTTTTGTTGACGAGGTCGTCGTATACAATACAGAAGCAGACGTACTAGACATACTTAAAACCTTACCAATCAACGTAAGGATTATAGGTAGCGATTACCTTGAAAAAGATTTCACAGGTAAACAGTATTGCATTGACCAAGGGATAGAAATATTGTATAATAGTCGTTCACATTCATTTAGTACAAGCGAACTGAGAGACAGAGTTAAAAAGGCATGAAATTTTATACAAGCGTAGAGTGTTTAGGAGATAACGTTTACTGTCGTTGGATAGAAGACGGTGAACGTAAACAATCGATAGAACAATACTCGCCTACACTTTACGTACGTAACCCTGGCAAACAATCTAAATTCAAAACAATACACGGCGAACCAGTTCAACCAATGAAGTTTGAAACCATTGGTACTGCTCGTGACTTTATTAAGAAACACGAAGCTACAACTAACTTTCCTGTGTATGGCGTTCAGCAATTTGCATACACATACATCAATGAGATGTTTCCTAGATGTGACTATAAGTTCAATGATGTTAATGTTTTATACATTGATATCGAGACAGAAGCCACAGATGGATTTCCAGACGCAAATATAGCTAAAATGCCTATTACAGCTATTACAGTCATTCAACGAGATAAGACGGTAGCTATTGGATGTAACAATTATGAAGCACCAGAAGGTGTCGACTATATCAAATGTGACAATGAGCTGGATTTATTACGTAAATTCATTAACGTATGGAAAGCACTTGATCCAGATATCGTCACTGGCTGGAACGTAGAACTATTCGATATTCCGTACATTTGTAATAGGATTGATCGAGTTCTTGGGACACATGCAATGAGAGAGTTATCTCCATTTGGCATTGTGTCGAATAGAATGATTGTACGTAGGTCTTTTAATAACGATGAAGACGGTGGTCCAATTCCTAAAAACATTTACGGTGTTTGTGTGCTGGATTACTTATCGCTGTATAAAAAGTTCACTTACACTCAGCAAGAGTCATACAAGCTAGACCATATTGCAGAAGTAGAGCTTGGTGAGAACAAGATTGACTACTCTGAATATAATTCACTTGATGAGTTGTATAGAGAAAACTATCAACTGTTCATGGACTATAACGTAAAAGATACTGCTCTTGTTGTAAGACTAGAGGAGAAGATGAGGTTCATTGAACAAGCTCTCTCGCTAGCATACGACTGTGGTATCAACTATACGGATGCACTCACAAACGTACGTATGTGGGACATTATGATTCATAATGAGCTACTAGAAAAGAATATTGTTGTGCCTCCTATCAACAGAGCAGAAGCAGAACAAGTGACTGGTAGAAAGATTGAAGGAGCTTATGTAAAAGATCCAATTGTCGGTCTACATAATTGGGTTGTATCGTTTGACTTAAACAGTCTGTATCCTCATTTGATTATGCAATACAACATATCACCTGAAACGTATGAAGGTTTTATTAGTGGTAGCATGTCAGTTGATGAGATTCTAAATGGTGCATACGCAGACCCACAAATTAGAGATCACATAGAGAAGAACGATCTAACCGTTTGTGGATCCGGAGCAATGTATACAAAGTTGAAGCATGGTTTCTTACCTAAGATTATGCAGAAAGTATACAATGATCGTGTTCAGTGGAAATCTAAAATGATTGAAGCTAAGAAAGAATACGAGAAGAAGCCATCTAAGAAGTTAGAATATGATATTGCAAAGTTCAACAATATGCAGATGGCTAAAAAGATTCAGTTGAACTCAGCTTATGGTGCTTTAGCAAATGCATTCTTTAGATGGTACGATACAAAGTTTGCTGAGTCAATTACACTATCAGGTCAGTTATCTATTCGTTGGATGGAAAATGCAATCAACAGAAAACTCAACAAAGAGTTTGGCACTGAAGCAGATTATGTCATTGCAGTAGATACTGATTCACTATACATTACACTTGACAAAGTTGTTGAGACACATTGCAAAGAAACGGATACTGCTAAGATTATTGACTTCATGGATAAGGTGTGTGAAGATATATTAACACCTTTCATTGATAATGAGTACGCTAAACTTGCTCGTTATGTAAATGCCTTTGAACAGAAGATGTTTATGAAGCGAGAGAATCTAGCTGATAAAGGTATTTGGACAGGTAAGAAACATTACGTACTTAATGTGCATGATAGTGAGGGTGTAAGGTATAACGAACCTAAACTTAAAATTATGGGACTTGAGGCAATCAAGTCATCGACTCCTAAAGTAGTAAGAAAAGCTATTCATGATTGCCTTCATATTATGATGAATCAAGGTGAACTGCCTATGAGAGAATTCATCGAAGATTTCTATGAAAAGTTTAAGAAAATGCCGTTTGAATCTATAGCATTTCCTCGTGGTTGTAGCAACATTGATAAATATGTAAGCAGTTCTACAATTTATACAAAAGGAACACCTGCACACGTAAAAGGTGCAATACTTTTTAATCATTATGTCTCCAAGATGAAATTGAAGAATAAGTATGAATTGATTAGAAATGGAGACAAGATTAAATTCTGTTACCTGATAGAACATAATCCAATTGGTGAAAAAGTAATTGGATCACTTAACTATCTTCCAAAAGAATTTAATTTGGAAAACTTTATTGATTATGAAGAAATGTTTAACAAGACCTTTAGGGATCCAATTGAAGCAATATGTGATAAGATTGATTGGTCTATAGAACACAGGTCTACGTTAGAGGAGTTTTTTGTATGAGCAAAAACAACATAGATTTATCAGAATTCGACTTTGGGTTTAGTCTGGTAGATGAAAAAGAATTAGATGCAGTACAATCTGCAACAAAAGAATTAGAAACCGTATCTTCATCTTCTGCTGAATGGCAAGCACAGGCAGAAGAGTGGCAAGCTAAAGCACAAACACTATACCAAGCTATTATTCCACTACTTGAAAACTTATCTAAGAATGAGGATAAGGAATACATCTATTGGCCAAACAGGTCTGAAAAGATTAGTCAATTCAAGTTGAAACTAAACCAAGTGTTGAATGATTAATTATCTAGCATTCTTTACATCAATACTACTTGCCAGTATTGCTGCATATTTTTCAGTCGTTGGTCTTTCTACAATATTTGCTGGCGCATTCTGGTCCGTTATTGTTATGGGTGGTGCACTAGAGTTTGGCAAACTTGTAACAGCTGCGTGGTTGCACCTCAAATGGGATGAGATCAATAGAGCATTCAAATACTATTTAAGTTTTGCTGTAATCGTATTGATGTTGATAACATCAATGGGTATCTTTGGGTTTCTATCAAAAGCACACATCGATAGCCAAACAGCAATTGCAGATAACTCAATAGAAATGAGGTTGATTGAACAAAACATAGAGAGAGAACAAAAAGTAATTGACTATGTTGACTCTCAATTCGAAATATTGGATAATGCTAGTGAACAATGGATCTCTCGTGGTTACATTTCCAGAGCATTGCAAGAGAGGGAGAATCAAGCTGATGACAGACAACAACTCGCAAGACAGCAAACAGAAGCTACAGAAAAGATTAATGAGCTTGTACTTACAAAATCTGAACTCGAACGAGAAGCTGTACGACAGTCAGCAGAGATCGGCCCTATTAAATATGTTGCAGAAATCCTTTATGGCGATCAAGCTGAAGACTATATTGACAACGCTGCTCGTTGGGTCATCTTTGCTATTATTTTTGTATTCGATCCTGTAGCAGTGTTATTGTTAATAGCATCTTCTGGAATGATTGCTAGAGGTAGAGAGCCAATAGATTTTGGTGACTATACGATGGTGCCAACTTCTAAGATTGATGATTCGTTTAATGACCAAAGAGAGAGATTGAAACAACGTAAAAAAGAAATGTTCCCAACTGATGGTGGCCATTTCTAGTTGACTTTTAACAAATTTTAAGTATAATATACTTTTTTATAATGGAGTCCCCATGAGTAACTTTTTTAAGAATTTTGTAGAAGACCTCAAAGACGAGGATACTACTATCGCTGCAGAAGGTTCTGCATCTGGTGAGTACACTGGAACAATTGACACTGGTTCATATATGCTCAACGCATTGTTGAGTGGATCTTTATTTGGCGGTGTACCTAATAACAAAGTGACAGCATTTGCTGGTGAATCAGCAACAGGTAAAACATTCTTTGTGCTTGGAATTGTAAAGACATTCCTTGATAACAATCCTGATGCAGGTGTAATGTATTACGATACAGAAGCAGCTGTCACTAAAAAGATGATGGAAGAAAGAGGCATTGACACAAATCGTGTAATGATCTCTGAGCCACAAACGATTCAAGAATTCAGACACAAAGCTCTTAAAGCTATTGAACTTTACGAGCAAACATCTAAGGACAAACGTCCTCCATTCATGTTTGTACTAGACTCACTTGGCCTACTATCGACCACAAAAGAGATGGAAGATATTGCAGAAGGTAAAGAGACTAGAGACATGACTAAAGCTCAAGTTATAAAAGCAGCGTTTAGAGTCTTAACATTGAAACTTGCTAAGGCAGGTATTCCTATGTTGGTGACTAATCATGTGTATGAACTGGTTGGTTCATATATTCCTCAAAAAGAAATGGGTGGTGGTACAGGACTCAAATACGCTGCGTCTACAATTGTGTATCTTGGTAAGAAGAAAGAAAGAGATGCCTCTACTAAAGAAGTAGTTGGCAACATTATCAAGTGTACAACATACAAATCAAGACTATCTAAAGAGAATGCTGTAGCTGAAGTGCTACTCAGATACGATAGTGGTCTTGACAAATATTATGGTCTTATTGAGCTTGCAATGGAGTGTGGGTTATTTGAGAAAAAAGGCTCAAGAATACAGGTCGGTGAATCGTCTGTGTATGCTAAACAAATTTTAGCAGAACCAGAAAAGTTCTTCACTGATGATGTTATGAGTAAGTTAGAAAAATGTGTGAAGGAGAAATATAGTTATGG